CAGCGTTCACTTGGCTGGACGCGGTAACGCGGCCGGATGCAGACATGATGCCGGTCGCAGTGACGTTGCCGCCGGCGGTGACGTTCCCGGTCGCGGTGACGTTCCCGGTCGCGGTGACGTTGCCTGTATTCACAGCCGTTGCGAGGGCCTCATCGATCTGCCCGGGCAGGTCATTCACGAGCTTGGTGAGCGTCTCAATGGCCCGGTTCATCTGGGTAGCATCAAAGGTGGAGATACGGTCAATGCGTTCATCCAGTTGTCGGCGCAGTTCCGAAAGCTGGGCGCGGAAATCGCTAGGTCCTGGTGTTGGGTTAGCCAAGAGGTGCCTCCGTGGTAGTGATAGTGATCCAGTTCGGGTCTTCCGTGCCGGATAGTGCGGCGATCTCACGCCGGTACGTCCCATCAGGAATCAGATCGTCATCACGGACGGTGATGTCACACAAGTCCCCCTTGCGGTACTCGCCCGGGAACGGTGACTGGTCAGTGCGAACCCGGAAAGGCCAGAACTGGGTGGGCGCAGCGGATACCCGGATTCGTTCATCCGAATATGACTGAATGGTCGCGGGGTCGCTTGCGCTCGAGTGGTCAGTATCGACAGATTCGAACAGGGGGAAGCCAGCGGTGAGCTGAGCAGGGTTCTGCGCAAACGTAACCATGGCATTGCCGACAGAGCGACCACCTGTCGTCCACGCAAGAGACGACATTGTGGTTGCGTCGATCTCAATCTCAAGGTCATCAATGCCTGGTTCGGGTACTGAGTAGTCCCACTGGTGGATTGATGCCGAGCGGAGACGTGGCTGTTCCTCGGTACCGGTACGAAATAGTAGTTCGATGCCGAGACGGTCTGCGGTGAGGCGTGGTGCGAACTCCCAATCGGGCCCGTTGTCGCGGGCTGCATAGTTGTCGAAGGTTCGACCAATGGGGACAATGTCGGAACCGAAGATGGTGTCCTCGTGAGTGCCCACACGGTCATCTTCGAAGATGACTGGCAAGTCACCACCCGGGAACAGCATCGACTGTTGAACGATTTTCTTGAGGATGGTGCCCATGTCCCAACCGGACAGAACAGTGTTGGTGAGCGGGTTTGCCTCACCTGTGGCCGGATCGATGAGGGGTTCGGTGAGTGCCGCCAGTGGGATGACGTTGCGGCGGTTGAAGTAGTCGTTACGCGCCCGCAGCTCCAACGTTCGGCGGCGGCGGTTGTAGAGCGGTTTCGACATCAGCCCGAACGCCATGACGTTGTCGCCAATGATCTTCGCGAGGAACGTTTTCCCTGCGGTGGCGGCGTTGTACAGGCCGAGGGCGCGCATGCTTTGGTCGGCCAAGTTCACCACGCAGGAGAGTTCGTCGGGGGCGTTGCGGCGGGACTCCCACCGGTCGGAGACAACCTCAAGGTCAAGGATGTTCCGGCCGGTGAGGAAGTCACCGATGACAGTGCGGGACTCGACCATCTCGTTAGCTCGCCAAGACTGTGGATGTCTTGTGCTGGCCGTAGATGTACCGGGTCATGGTTATTCCTTCACGATTGCTGCTCGTGCTGCGTTGCCGTTCTCGATTGCTGTGGGGAGTTCGCTGATCTTGGCGATAACAGAAGCAAAACCGTCGCCGTTGTACGTGCCGTCACCGCCTGTCGTTGCTCCCTGAAGGGCTGCATGGGCGGCTACGATGCTGTCGAACACTTGCTTCTCCAACGACTTGTGTGCACCAAACAGGTCGTACATGATGTATGCGATTTGCTCGTTGCGGGGCTGGTTGGTGAGTTCGTAGTGTTGCACTGCACCCGATGGCCACAGCGTGATGCACTGGGAGCCTTCCGCAAACTTGCCTCCCGGCATGGTCGCTTTGTTGACGTAGTTGGTTGGTTGCATGTCTTCTTCTTTCTCAGGTTTAGGTGCAGGTAGGGGGATTGGCGTGCCGCTGCCAGCCAGCGAGGAACCGGCCAGAGCGACAATCTTTGCGACGGTCTCCGGGCCGGGGCAGAAAGTTGGGTAGCTGGCGTTGTACCTGTCCCATAGATCACGGTGGCCGAGAACGTTTTTTATCGTGTAGCGGGAGCGAAGGTCACTCAGTAATCGTGCTGCCGCATTCAGCGCTTTGGACGAGATCGGCCACGCACCACCGGCAGACTCGTTCTCAATCTCCACTGTGACCGAACGGTGATCCCACGCAGCACCCTTGCCACCGTCATAGGCTGAGCCGGAAGTCCACGCACGGCGTTCCTCGGGAACAACACACGTAATGCGTCCCTCATTGCTGATCGTGTAGTTTGCGGACACTCCACGTGAACCGCTGACCATCGCGTCAATAACCGCATCATCATTTGTGCCCGCCTGGTGATGAATCAGGAACGTGTCAATCGTGGAGTTGCGCGGTGAAGACTGGTTCGAGATGCGCACCTGATTGGTTTGCTTACTGAACGTCATTACGCCTTCACCCCGTCAGCAGACCACGAGAAGTAGTAATCGAACGATGCGGAAAGATTGTTGTTGTTCGTGCGCGAAACGTCAACGGTAAATCCGGTCGTAGTGACTGCGTATACGCTGACCACTTCTGTCCCAGAAACGGTAGCCAGCCCAGAAGGGTTGAACGCTCCGGAAGTGCGCCCTCCGACTGCTGTGGCAAGAACAACGGGGATGCTCGCATATGCGACCGGGAAGGTGACCGTGATGGATACTTTCGGCGCAGCCGCGCCCGTGATCTTCTGAATACCTCGTTGCGGCGTCGAGGTGATAACACTCTCGACAGTCCCCATCTTCAGCTGTATTGAAGAACCCGTCTGCTCCCAAACCGCACCCGTAAACCGGTAACGTGACGAATCAGCCAACACCACTGCTTGCTGATCCTTCTGCGCCGTCGTCCACAAATCCAATGCAGCCTTAGTGCGGAACGGAACCGTCCCACCCGTCGTTGCCGTGTACTGGTAGAGCTGTGTGTACACGACACCAGCCGATTGCATGGTGGTGGCTGTCGAAGGGATCAAGACTGTTGCCAAGGGTTCGGCGCCAGCACCAATACCCGGTTCAGCATCAAGAGCCGCCTTCGCTGTGTCGTAGGTCGGCAAAGTAGGCGACACTGACGCTGCGCCTGTCAGGGTGCCAAATTCAGGTAAGTCGTTCGCGTCAGCGTTCGGCGACACAGAATCGTTCTGCTTCACATAAACGATGTCGTACCGTGAGTTCGCCACTGGCGCAGGATCATGCGGAACGTTTGTGGCTCCGTTGTTGGGGAGCAAAATAACGCCCTGCCCTGCTCGCGACACCGCAGCCTCGAACGCAGCAACAGAAGAGTTCATTGTCGCCGTCGACGTAACCAGCGCGTTCGTGTGCCGAGGAAAGATGCCAGTGCGTGGGTTTCCGGAACTGTCGCGGACAATCAGACCAGCGAGCGCAAGGCGCACATCATTCGCATCAGCAAGGCCGCTGGCCGAGGGGAATCCGTCTTGAAGGGCCATCATGTGCTCCTAGTGTTGTCGTCGTTTTTTGTCGTAGCGCGCCCAATTTTCGCGCTGGCAGGTTCGGCAGATGCGAGCCTTGCCGTTCACGTATGTGTTTTCGGTGGTGAACCCGTGCCCATGAATGCAGTGGGTTTTGGACGCGTTCGGATGGTTTCCATGACGTACCCGGTCTTGCATGTTGTCTGACCGCGTTCCCCATCGGAGATTGCTTAAGTTATTGTGGAGCGGGTTGCCGTCGCGATGACAGACTTCCTGCTCTGGCTCTGGTTCACCAATGAAGGCAAACGCCACCAGCCTGTGAACCAGGAATAACTTCCCCACCTTTTCGCGGTACAGCCGCACACGGACATGCCCCCGAGATAGCGGGTATTCCGTGAGCAACGAGCCTGCGGGGTACTGGGAGCCTCGACGCAGCCGCTTCACATGACCCGCGCTACTGACTTCATAGAGGCCTTCATAGCCAACTACTGGACGCCATTCTGTAGACTCCATGGAGCCCTCCGATCAACTAGTACTTGATTTAGGGTTAGGCCCCGGCGAGTGTTGACGCACTCGGTTTGGGGCCGTTCTCATTCTACCCGTCAGTTGAACGCTGGCGCTGTATACGCAGTGAGTGTTGGCGTTCCCGTCGCAGTTCCTAGTCCATTTAGCTGGATCGTGCGGGTTGCACCAGGCGGGTTCGTCCACCAGTCGCGGCGGGTCAGGGACCCAGAAACAGGGGACTGGCCATCGATGAATGCCTGCCCTGTGCGTAAGTCCACAGAAACGGTGGAACCCAACGGGATCTGCCGTTCGAAACGGATCTCCTGGCCCAACTCTCTGCACACGGCAGAGAACCCTTCGGATAGCCCGCCCGTGACTTCGATGATCGAGTAGGTTTCGGCCTCGCCAGCGTTTGTTGTGACCACCCGGCCCGGAACGCCCGGCGCGCCGAAATCGAGAGGGAACTGAAGCGGGAACGTGATACCTCCACCACCCGACGGCAGGCCAGTCGATAGGACCTCAACAGGGCCATACGTGCGCGGGTCCTTCATCGCCAGTGGGATGGTGAAATCGGCGACCGCGTTCTCGTCGGCCACATAGAATTCGAGCTTGCCGTTGAACTCGACGTAGGCGGTGCGCACTGACCCATCTGTCGAATCGGCGACGGTCACAGGCCAGCCCGGGGCTAGCCGTTTCAACCCCATCAGAGTCGTGCGGAGTGCACGAATCTGCGCAGCACCCCCCGGATGGATGATGCGACCGACAATCTCGAAGTACTTCGCATCGTCATACACTGGCGACTGCCCAAACACACCATGCCCGGTGTTGCGGCGCACCTTGTCACGTTTCACAGCGGCACTGTCATCCCACCCGGGCAGATCGACCAAATAAGGGTCGGTGCCAGTGTCGGAGTTCATCAGGGTAATCACGGGCAGGGTCACGGTGATCATCAGAAGCCTCCGAGCTCGTCTTTGATGTAGCCGCGAATCCATGCTGTGCCACCAACAAGTTCGAGCTGGCCGACGATCTCTCGCGGGCCTGAACGACCGTTGCTTGCGGGTTGCGAGCCGCTGCGTCCGCCGTCACCGAACGACTGACCACCCTTCGGTGTCAGTGTGTATCCGAACTCGTCGGCGGCCTCAGCAAGAACCTGCGTGGATCGTCCGCGCTTCGCTGGGGCTGCGGGAATGTACCACTCGCCGCCAGTCTCGGGTTCAGCCCACACCCGAGTGGTGCCTGCGCGTGCGAACTGGGCAATGTGGTTTTCCCTGCCACCGTCTGCGTAGAAGTTCACCTTCCCGCCGTCAGCCTGATACATCCATGCGTTGTCTTTGATGCCCTGCTGCGCCTGCGGGGTGAGGAACATAGGAATGTTGATGCGGCGCCCTGAGGCCGTAGTGATGAAGTTGTCAAGCGTCTTCAGTGCCGTTTGCGTGGCGGCGATGATCTTGATTTCCTTCTCGGAGGGCATCTGCACGATCGTGTCGGAAAGGTACTGGATCTGTTTATCGGTTGCGCCGAGGTCGCGGGCGCGCTGCAGGACTGCGTCACGGCCGGCGCGGAGGTTCGCGACGTAGTTTTCTGTGTTGCCGTCGAGGGCGAATTGGTCTTCGGCAGCCTTCTGGTAGCCGCCCGCAAGGTCGTTGAGCATCGCCATGTTGTCGCGACCGACCTGAGTGTTCTGATCCATCCCCAGGGAGAAGCCATCAACACCCTCGCGGGCTTTCCGGATTTGCTCATCGACCTCGAACAACGCATTTTGGTAGTCCAGGTTCGAGGAGACCGCATCCTGCCCCACACCGTTGGCCTCGTTCATCTTCGAAATGAGACTGTCGAGAGTGTCGGTGAGGCCATCGACTTCACCGGCAGCAGCAAGGTAAGCATCAGCAGCTTCGGTGGACGCCTTTGCCCCGTCCCCCTGAGCAAGTTCGAGGAGTGTCGTGTTCGCAGCAGCCTCATCAGTAGCTGAAATGTTGATCCCCTGCGCGTTAGCTACCTTGATCAGCGCTTCCCGATACTCCGGCATCGTTTCGAGCAAAGTGACGAGCTGCTTCTCTGAAAGGTTCTGCCCCTCGGTGAGCAAACGGAAGGCTTTCTGCGCACCAGGCAGATCATTTGCCGCAAGATCGGCAAGTTGCACACCAGCGTCTTTGACAGCGTTGCGGAAACCACCAGTTTCGGTAGTGAATCGCTTCCACACGTCATCGTTGAGTTCTTGCACGCGACCCAACATGTATCCCATGTTTTCTAGGTCGGCTGTGACGTCGCGCCACGCAGTGACGTCGCGTCCTTCACCCAGCACGGCAAACAATTCTGCTTGAGATTGCGCTGTGGTTAGAGCATTCGTAACCTCTGTCGACGAAGCCTTCAGAGAGTCAAGTTGCGCGATGAGCGCTACTACGGCGACTGCGGCGATGGCTAGCGCGATGCCCCAAGGGCCAGCAAGGAACGACGAGGTGCCACGGAGTGCAGCAGTGGTCTTCGGCATCTGCGCTGCCAGGAGGGCGGTCGCGACACGGAACTCGGCAATCTTCGGGACCGCCAGCAGAGCCACACCACCGCTGAGGACAATCGCCCCAGCGAACAGTGCAAGAACACCAATAGCACCCTGTACAGGTTCGGGTAGTCCACCGAGGAACGACGCGAACGCGGAAAGACCCTCCGAAGCGTCCGAAATTGCGGGGAGGAACACCTGCCCGAAACCAATCGCCGCATCCATGACGTTGTTCTTCGTGATCGCAAGCTTCGACGCGACAGTGTCGTACCGTTTCGCCGCCTCAGAAGTGAGTGCGTTGTTCGCGTCGAATGCTTCGTTACCGGTCTCCATCGCCTCAGTGAACGAGTCAGACGCAGCAGCAGAACGCAGCAGAGCATCACGCATCCGCACTTCGGTGATGCCAAGTTCCTCAAGCATCCCCAGGGTGGAACCGCCCTGTTCTTCCGCATCAGCAAGGCCCTTCACGAACAGAGCCAAAGCTGCGCCCGGGTCGGTCTTCCACTTTTTTGCGAACTCGTCAGCAGAAACCCCAGCGATTTCGGCGAACTGGTCGAGACGTTTCCCACCCTTGTCAACAGACGCAGCGATGTCGATCATGACCTTCGACACAGCGGAACCGCCGGCCTCAGCCTCAATACCCACAGATGATAGTGCGGCGGCAAGTCCCAGCGTTTCACCTTCGGTGAGGCCGACTTGCTTTGACGCACCAGACAGACGGGTGGCCATCGCCACGATCTCAGCCTCGGTGGTGGCGTAGTTGTTGCCAAGTTCCACCACAGAAGAACCAAGGTTCGAGACTTTATCTTGCGAGGTGCCCATAACGTTTATGAACCGGGCAAGGGCTGTGGCGGCTTCGTTGGCTGACAGGTTTGTTGTTTCGCCAAGGTCGATCATGGTCTTCGTGAACGCGACAACGTTCTTTGTTTGCACCCCCAGCTGACCTGCAGCCTCCGCTACAGCCGCAATCTCCGTGTGGGAGGCCGGAAGTACCTTGGTGAGGTCGCGCAGGCCGTCCTCGACCGCCCCAAGCTCCTCAGGGGTGCCCTCCACAGTTTTTGTGACGCCAGCCCACGCCGACTCCCAGTCGATCGCAACCTTCGCCGTGAGGGCAACCATTGCCAGCACGGAGGCGCCGATACCAACAGCAGCAGTACCGATCTGGGTTTGGGCGCGCTTGACATCCTCGCCGAGTTGCTTCGCAGCACGAGCAGCTTCCGCTTGCTCTTCCGCGAGGCGTTTCGCTGACTGGGCGGCAGTCTCCTGCTTCTTTCCCAACTCCTCGGTGGACTTCGCAGTCTCCTTC